GCGAAAGATTACTTCTGCTGGTTCATTCGATGCCTACAATGCTCATCTTGTTAAGTATTGTGAGTTAGGTACGCATCGCCGTAACTCTCACGGCGTTTTAACTAACGTCACCGAGGCTTAAGAGTTAGGGGCTGTTCAGACGGGGAAGCTGAACAGCCCCTCTCTAAGAAAGGGAGATTATGGCTGCTGCACTGTATCCTAGCTTCAAGAAGCTTCTTCTTGATGGTGATATTGATTTACTTACGGATACTATCCGTGTAGTTTTAATTGACACAGGTACATATACTTTCTCAGCTGCTCATGATTTTTATGCAGATTTAACGGGTGTAGTTGGTACAGAGTCAGGTGCTTTAGCTAATAAGACTACTACTGCTGGTGTCTTTGATGCGGATAACGCTGTCTGTCCTTCTGTATCGGGAGCTACAGTAGAAGCTATAGTTGTATTTAAGGATACTGGTAACCCCGCTACAGATCCTCTTATTGCTTTTATTGATGGATTAACACTAACTCCTGATGGTAATAATGTCAATGTTAACTTTAATGCTAGTGGAATCTTTGCGTTATAACTAAATAGGGAATGTTATGACTGCTCCGGTAATTGAGGGTGCTGTTGAGACTGCTGTAAGCACGGCAGGTACTAGTCATGCAATCACTCTGCCTGGCAGCGGTGTTAGTACTGATTTGTTCCTAATCATAATGGATATCGGGTCTACGTCGGCGACTCTTAATGCACTTACCGACTGGACAGAATCTCTTGATGAAGCCGTTGCCAATGGTTTGAAAATCATTAGATATACTGGGGCTGGCGTACCTTCTAATCCAACTTTCGTCACGACAGCAGCTACTCGTTCTGCATCAATTGCTTATCGTATTTCGGGTGCAGATAAGACGGTTGCTCCACAGATAGGTACTACTGCAACAGGAACGTCAGCCACTCCAAACCCACCTTCAGTTACTCCTACTGGCGGCGTATCTAAAGATTACCTGTCAATTCCCTTTTATGGAGCAGCAGGCGAAGAAGCAGATGATGATACATGGTCTGATACTCCCCCGTCTGGTTGGGGTCCAACACCACCACGGCAGAAAGCTTGTGGTATTGCTGGTAGTAACTTAGGTGGTTTGATTGCCGCAGCAGAATTAGCAATTACAACTGGTGCAGCTATTGATCCTGGTACTTTTGCTAAAGATGTATCGGTTGCATGGCGGGCGCAGCATGTACTAATTCATCCATTATTAGTTCAAGATTTAGCTATTCCATTCACTGATTTTACTGAGCAACTGTTTGCTCCTTCATTAGCTAATCAATCTCCTCTGGACCTAGCTGTTGGATTCCTTGCTAGTGGCGCTGCGCTGTTTCTCCCAACACTTGCTATCCCTTTGGGACAGCTTAAGGATAACTTTAACGATAACTCTCTGGACACTAATCTTTGGGAGATTATTGCAGGAACTGTTTCTGAGAATGGTGAGCGACTAGAACTGAATAATGCTACCACTTATGCAGTGGTTCATTCACGAAACTTTGTCGATGCTACTGAATCAGAAATTCTCGGCGAATGGACTATGTATACTGGTACAGGTACTGGATCAGCGCAATCTGGTTTTAAGTTATTTCGTGGTGCTGGTGCTACTTACGGACATCTTCAAATTATGCGTCATAATGTTGGCAGTATTCAAATTTCTAAAACCGAGGACAACGTATCTATTTTCGCTGAGTCAATTACTTACTCGGCTACGGATCATAAGTGGCTTCGTATTCGTACGACTGCTACTCAGTCTATTTTTGAAGCTAGTGCTGACGGAATCACTTGGACTCAGCCTTGGACTAATAGTGTATCGGCGCTTCCTACTTGGTCGCTTGATGATGGTGTATTAGTCGAACTCTTTGCTGGTTATTTCAATGCTGGTCAGCCTGATCCTGGTACGACATTTGTAGACAACTTCAATCGGCCCCCTCAAGCTCTTAACGTAGGATTTCTCGCTAGTGGTTCTCAGCTATTTGCTCCTAGTTTTGTCAAAGATGTTGAAATTGGATTTATATCCAGTACTGCACAGCTGTTTGCTCCTACCCTTGAGAATGAGGCTGGTGGCGATCAAAACTTAGAAATACCATTCCATGAACAAGTAACTGGTTTCTTTGCAATGTCACTAGCTAATCAATCTCCTAATGAACTAGAGGTTCCGTTACTAGCTTCTGGTACTCAGCTATTTGCTCCTACGTTAGAAACTCAGACACCATTAAGTGTTAGTCCAGGGTTTATTACCAGTACAGTACAGTTATTTGCTCCTGAATTAGTTAGTGAACAAAGTGTTGAGGTTGGATTTATTGCTCCTACTACACAGCTATTTAACCCTGTTTTGGTTAATCAATCCTCACAAAGTGTGTCTCCCGGATTTATACCTAGTGGTTCTCAGATATTTGCACCTTCTGTATCGCTACAGATAAATCACGAACTAGAGATTCCTTTACTAACACTCACTACTACGTTCTTTCAACCGTCCCTAGTTATTGAGGGGGAGGACTTGTTTGAGGCGATTTTAGCCGGTAACGGCTCTCTTATAGATCAAGTTATGAATGGCTTGATTACTCAAGGCTTTTTAGCGGGGACGGTGACGGACCGTGAACGAGACCGTTTATTGAATAAATTAGCTTTAGTTGCTCCACAGAATCTTTCTATGATGGACTTGTATACCCTTGCTGGTGAATCTAACCGTCTATATGAGATTGGAATTGATGAGTTATGAACATGAGTGTTCCAATCGTTGTAGATGGTCAATGGGTTTCTGAGCAGTTTGCTACTCTTGCAGAAGTAATAAGTGACTATGATCCCAGCTTTCAATTAAGATGGATTCCTCCTGAGGATAGGAAGACTAATAACGAACGAGCTAAGCCTATGGTTATATGGGACTTATCTAAGAATCTACCTATTAGGTATCTCTCTGAAAGAGATAATCCAGTAGACGTATTAGCTTCTCTCTTTGAATCAGATAATAAACATGGTGACGTTCTTGATCGTATGGATAAGAGGGAAGCTGCACTACAGTTATTAGAAATGCGTAGGCAGATGGATGAGCATGAAGAAATGAAGGATCAAGCTGCTTTCCTTATGCGTACTAAGAAGAACTACATTAAGTTTAATGGTAAGAAGCTAGATGACCAGTTACGTGAGATTCCAGGTTCGCGTAAGAAGGTGATTCCATGAATCTTGGTGAACTAAAGACTCGTGTTAAGCGACAATTTGGTGATGAATCAGGTGTTCAAATTACTGATGCTGATATTATTCGATGGGCTAATGATGCTCAGCGAGAAATTATCATGCAGAATGAGACTGTTTTACAGAGTACTCAACTTGATGATCTAGTTGCTAATCAAGATAACTATCCATTGCCGGCTGATTTAATGGTTCTACGTTCTGTACGTATCAGAACTAGTAGCTCCGAACCTTTTGAATCAATCAAGAGTCTGTCTCTCAATCAATTCGATGAGACAATTCAAACTTGGGACAGTAATCCAAGTACAGGTCTTTCCTGTGTTTATACAACTTATGATGGACAAATCTTTCTCTTTCCTAAGCCTAGTACCAGCTTTACTGATGGGTTAAAGATTCTTTATAGTCAGAATCCTACTGATCTTGTTAATGACTCTGATCCAATTGCACTACCTCTTATTTACCATAACGCAGTAGTAAAATATTGTTTAGTACAGGCTTATGAGTTAGATGAGGATTGGGAAGGTTCTGCTAACAAGTTGGCACAATTTGTAAATGATTTGAATGTAACAGCGGAAAGAGAGAATGCAGGAGCTATTGAGACATATCCTACTATTACTGTACGGGAGGAAGATTTATAGTGGCTACAGGTGGCGAAGTTCTACGTATAGGCCCCTTTACGGGTGGTCTAAACTTGTCATCTGATGCAACTTCTGTAGCGGACTCAGAACTCGCGGAATGTGTTAATCTTGAATTAGATATCGAAGGCTCTCTTAAGACTAGGCCACCATACGTTATTGTAGATGATGATAATACAGCTATTGAAGGTCACATTATTATTGGATCAGCTAGGTTTGGGTCTACATCTTATCTGTTCTCTAGTGGTGTAGATACAACAGGATTAGAATCTATTAGATCATCTACTGATGGTATTACATGGACTGCTATCAATGGTGCAAATGAACGTTTCAGTGTTGCCTGTGTTCAGTATAGAGATAAGGTATGGTTTATAGCGCATCCTAACTCTACTAATGGTGGTATGAGTTGGGACCCTGTAGGTGGAATGACTGCAATTACAGATATGCCGAAGGGAATGGCTTGCGTAGTTCATAAGGAAAGGTTATATGTTGTACCTGGTAGATTAACTGTTACTAATAATTCTAGGCTTAGTTTCTCTGAACCAGCTGATCTAACTACATGGAGTGCTAGTGACTTTATTGACGTATCTCCTGGTGATGGTGAGTCTCTAAACGATCTATTAGTTTATAATGATAACTTACTACTATTTAAGAATGCCTCTACTCATGTTTTAGCATATGACCTTAATCCAGCTGATGCTATTTTGAGAGAAATTAACCCTGTTATTGGTGTGCAGGCTGAGAAACAGTCTGTTCAATTTGAGAATGTAGCTTATATTCTGCATGATGATATTGTCTATGAAATTGTTAACTATGACTTTAATCCTATCAATGTCAAGGTTCCATTTGTATTGAACGAGACTGTACCACCGTCAACACAACCTAGGACAATCAATTCCTCTCTTAGTCTACTAGGTAATCGTCTTGTTGTTAGGTATTTTGCTAAGACTTATGTATACTCATTCCGTACTAAGACCTGGGGCGAGTGGGTAGCTACATTTCAACCTACTGTTCAATGGCATGAATTAACTCCTTTAGTCAAGTTACCAGCAACTAATCCTCCTCAATATTATGCTATGCGAAACTTTGATGAATCTACTCATGTATTTAAGATGAGAGATTTGCCTGTTCCTGGAGAAGTAGAGATAGGTACTGGTACAATAGAATGTTATATTAGAACTAAAGACTTTGATATGGCTGATCCAGTACACTTCAAAAAATTATATTGGTGGAGTGCTGATGTTTTAACTGGTAATGGTATCTCAGGTTCTGTATCGCCTATTACTATTTCATTCTCTCCAACTTGGGATCAATTAACTGGGTTAAACTGGGAAGACTTAGGTACATGGGATTCTTTGTTAGATACACCATCATCTACAACTACTGTATACTCTGGTGATAACAACTTTGCTATCAGTAAGACATACAAGTTTATGAAGGGTCTTAGGTTTAGAAAAGTTAATTTTGTAGTATTGTTAGTAACAGATGGAACACTCTCACAGCCAGCTAAGATATTCAGTTTAACTGCTACAGTTAAGACCAAGCAAGCTATATCTAAGACGGTGAACTAATGGCTGGTGGTTTTAATACTTATGCTGCTGGTAGGAAGATCTATGGTGGCGGACGTTCTAATCCCACTAGTGGACCAGTAGATAAAATGGGTTATCGAGAACGAGATATGAAGCACAAAGCTCGCAAGAAAGCTATTATGAATAGGCTCAAAGCAAAGAAGCAGGGAAGATTATTTAGTTCCGAGTACTTGGGGAGTTAATAATGGCCTTAACGGTTGGGACCGGTATTAATAGGGCCGCTGCTCGTAGGGCACCTGTTCCTACTTACCGTAGTCCGAGGGTAGCAGAAAGGTCTGGAGGTAGGTCTGCTTATAGGGCACCAGCTAAGAGAAAAAGTAGTGGCGGTGGAGGAAGTTCTAGAAATCGTGGTCAAGTAAGTCAAGGATATTCTCGTAGTGGTGGAGGAGGCGGAGGCGGCGGAGGAGTAAGAGGAGTTTCTTCGGGTGCTTCTGCTGGACCGGTTAAGCCTGTAGCTCCTAATATTAATTCCTACCTCGCTGGTGATACTGATTATCAGAACTTCCTTCGTGGAAATAAGCGCACTCTTGGTGACTTTCTTAATGATTTAACTCGTCAGCGTACTGAGGCCGGCACTACATTTGCTACTTCTAAGCGTCAGATGGAAACTGAACGAGAGCGTGCTCTTGAAGCTATGAAGGATGAGTTTGCTTCTCGTGGACTGTTAACTAGTGGTCTGTATGGTGAAGCTCAAGGAGATTATAATACTGACTGGACTCAGCAGATGGGTACTTTAGAACAAGCTAATTCAGCTTTCCTTGCAGATTTACTTTCACAGCAGACAAACTTTAGCCGTGAACAGCAATTAGCTACAGAAGCTGCAAAGCAGGAAGCACTTCGACGCCGCGCTGAGCGTTACGGGGTCTAATTATGGCAGACTTTAATCTCAGATCAATCCTTGCAGGTTTACAGTCTAACCCTGCCGGACGAATGTTGTTGGGTGGACCTAATCCTAGTTTTGCTGATGCTGTAAGATTAGCTGGTGGTCAGCGTCCACGTCCACTAGTTAGAGTCGGTTCGCCAGGAGGACAGAGGACTGCTAGGCAGCAATTAGGACGTATGCAGTATGGTACTCCTTCTAATAGATCTACTAGTGAGCGTTCTTCTCAAACTTCTGAACGAGCAGGCACCAATCCACTAGATGACATTCTTGCTATGATGGAAGAAATGTTAATGGGTGGTAGTTCTCAGCTTGATACTGGAAATCTTATGTCACAAATTGAAGCTCAGATTAATCCAGTTTTTGATGCTCGTCGTCAAGCTATTGAAAACCTTATGTCTAGGGCTCAGACACGA